CGAGACGCTGGAAATGGACGAGAGCGGGAAGTCGAGCGGGATCAAGATTGGCCCGAACGTCACCCTGTTCGCGCGCGATCCTCAATCCGAGTTCTATTATGTCGAGCCAGGCGGCACAGCGATCGAGGCTGGCGCAAAAGATCTGGAGCGCCTTGAGAAGGACATGGGCCAACTGGCCTATCAGCCTCTCATGCGCCAACAGGCTGGCGTCACAGCGACGACAGATGCGCTCGGCCAGAACAAGGCCAATTGCTCGCTCGCCGCCTGGGCCAAGTCGCTCGGGGAAGCACTGGATCGCGCCGTCGCGCTCCTGTCGATCTGGCAGAACAAGGAAGCCCCCGAAACTTCGTTCAAACCGAATGACGAGTTCGGTATCGAAGTGCTCGATAACACCCGTGTCACAGCCCTCCAGGCCATGCGCTCGAATGGCGACCTGTCTCGCCCTGAGTTCCTGAAGCAGATGCAGCGTGAGCGCGTGCTCGACGAGGAATTCGACATTGAGGCCAACGAAGAGCAGCTGAATAGCGAGGGCCCGCCGCCGGGTTCGATCGTCGACGACGACATTGAAGACGAGGACGATCCGCCTCTGCCGAAACCAAAGGACAAGGCAGCATGACCACCGCAGCTCGTTCCCCAACGCGCACAGGCCCAGTTCCGATCCCCCCGAAGGCTACACCGAAGGTTGAGCCGAAGGCCGAAGCCGCGTCCGCCAAGCGAAAGTGGTTCAAGCTCGCGCCAAAGGCCGATCACTCACATGAGGGGTTTGTTATCGCCATTCGGCGCGCGATCGACGACCTCAGCGAAGTGAACTGGAACTCTCCCGACAACATGTGCGATGGGATCGAAGAGCACATCCGCAAGGCACTGAATGCGCCAGTCACAAGCATTCATTGCAGTTGGGTCGGCGGCCGGCGCACCAACAAGGCCGCGCGCCTCGTGATCTGGACAAATTGGGGCCTCCGCGAAGACGTCGAGGGCATGCTGTCGTTTGCGCTCTTTGCAATGGGACAACAGCAATGAAACAAGTTCGGATCGAGTTCGATGACGGGTCGACCTTCGAAGCTTAGCGTCCAACCGAAACACCCCATGCTTTCTCTGCCACCTTGGAGGGCAGAGCATGGAACTGTTGATCGGCATCCTGTTGGGCCTCTTCGTGGCCGCGGTGTTTCCAAACCAGACGCGTTGGGGCTTTCGTCTCGTGACCGGCGGATATCTCTTCAAGGAAACGCCGCCTCCCGGCCCGTAACGCGTGGCGAAGCCTCCCAAGAAGTCGGACCCCAAGAAGGGCAATCTCGCTGCGGCGCAAAAGGCCGAAGCGATGGAGGCCGCAACACGCTCCGTTGTGCGGGATCGTTTTGCAACCAGCCTCAACGAACGTGTGCTTGTCGTCCTGCGCGATATTGAGAAGGACGTCGTCTCAAAGCTCAGCGCCTTTGATCCGCAGGACGGGGCAGGGCGTGTTGCCCGCCTTAGGAAGCTTAAGAAGGAAGTCGACGTAGAGATCAGGCGTCGCTACGCGATCGTTGCCAAGGAGGCGACAGGTGAGCTTGCCGAGCTCGCTGTTGACGAAGCCCGCTGGAAGACCGCCAACCTCAAGCGGACATGGAATGCGGTTGGCATCACCGCTGAGCCGGCGCTCGCTCCCACAGCCATTCTCGAGGCGCTTGTAGATCAGCCAACAGTCTTGGGCGGTATCGCGGCTGAGTACTGGAAGGCCGAAGGCGCAGCTCTGTCAGCGAAGTTCGCCCAGCAGATGCAGGTTGGCGTTGGCGGCGGCGAGAGCATCGGCGACCTGATCAAGCGGGTGCGGGGATCCAAGGCTAACAAGTATGCCGACGGCATAATGAGCGTGTCACGCCGCAACGCGGAGAGCCTAGCGCGTACCTCGGTGAATTCGATTGCCAATGCCGCTCACCTGGCCGTCTACAAACAGAACGCCGACGTTGTTGAGGGTGTGCAGCACTACTCCGTTCTCGACAGCCGAACGACGCTGATCTGCTCCGCGCGGCATGGCCTGAGGTGGACGCTCGACGGCTACGAGCCTGTCGGCCACGACAAGACCTTTCAGTCGCCTCCGCTGCATTGGCGCTGTCGGTCGATCATCGTCTCGGTTCTCGACATGGAAGTCGAGCCGGAAGGCGTCTCGTTCGACGACTGGTTCGGCAGTCTGCCGGCCGACAAGCAAGAAAGCATTTTCGGAAAAGGGAGGGCGCAGCTTTGGCGCGCAGGACGTATTTCGCAGAGCGACTTGCTCAATCAAGCGGGACGACCATTGAAACTTGCCGAACTGAAGTCGCAGCATGGCGAGCTCGCGCGCGCGCCGATCTTCAGAAATCGAGGCGACTTTCTGGCCGATCCAGACACGGTCGCAGCGGCCAACTTTTTCGGCGTGGGGCCAGAGAGGTTCGGGGACCTCGCAGAGGACATGCTCGGGGATCACGGCGCCAAGCTGGCCGGACTTCTCGACGGTGCGATCTATCCTGGCCGCAACCAGGTCGAGCTACAAATCCGCGGCGGCCCAATCACCAACATGAACCGGCGCTTCACCAAGGCCGCCAATGGCGATCTCGAGGTTTATCACGCCTACCTGTCGATCGACCCGGCTGCGCAGGGGACGGGCCTTGGGGCTTCGATCATGCGCGGCTCGCGCGAAGTCTATCGCGCGCTGGGCGTCAAGAAGATTACGGTCACGGCCAACATCGACGTCGGCGGCTACACCTGGGCTCGCTTCGGCTTCGCCCCTAAGGATTTAACAGCCTTCCGCCGGACCATCCTGAGCAGCGCTCGAGACAAACTGGCGCGGGGTGAGCTCCAGGCAGTGGATTTCAGCGATATCGAGGCGATCCTTGGTCGCAAGACCGACACCTGGCGCATTCCCTACGATCTGGCCGGCCTGACTGGCGCCCATGGCGAGAAGATCGGGAAGAATGTAATGCTGGGCACCACCTGGCGCGGCGAGGTCGACCTTTCGAGTGTCGATCACGCATCGCTGTTCGATTTCGCGATTGGGAAGAAATAGCTTGGCGAAGAAGAAACCCGACATCGTAGTTGTCGACTATGACGGCAAGGCCCCTAAGGGTCATGTCGTCGACGGTGCGCGCGAGCTTATGGACGACTTCGAAGCGCAGAATGCCGACGCCGGCATCTGGTGGACCCGACAGCAGCTTGAAGAGCAAGCGAACAGGCGCCAAAAGCCCTAAAAGGGCTGCTACGAAAGCGCCGGGGGGCAAATGACCGAAGACACCGATCCTTGCATGTGGAAGGGCTGTGCGAAGCGAGCCCAGAAGCGGAAGAACTTCTGCCCGGAGCATGTCAATGAATGCACCGAGGCATCAAGCAAGCTTCGCGATTTCGTTTGGAGGGCCGCAGAGGGTATTGGCTGGGGCATCGTGGGCAACGCGCTAACTGACGCCATTCGCGACAGCTTCGGAACGGGCGTCACGTTCATGGTAACGGACGACATGTCCAGTTTGAATGCGGCTTACATCGTAGAAGCCAAGATCAGCAAAGACCCCGAGGTCGGCGCGCGTCTGCTCTTCAAGTATTTGCAGTCTGGTCGGCTGAACGAAGCTGGAGAATTTGGTCCACCCTTGCGGCAAACCTTCCTGGCGGCGCTGATCGACAAGCCGAAAGCCTAGACCCTCTCAACCGAAACACCCCTGTCTGCCCATTCGCAACCCGGAAGCCGGGAAGCACGCAGATGGGAAGCCCATAAATGACGATCGAAGAACTGGCCGAGAAACTTGGCCTGACGCTTACCGACGAAAACCGCGCTCAAATCACCGCTAGCGTGAACGCCTACACAGCCGCCCAAACCACCGGCCTCAAGCAGAACAACAAAGACCTGCTCGCCGATCGCAACGCGCTCAAGGCCAAGCTGAAGGTCTTTGAAGGTATCGACACAACCGAATTCACCGAACTCCTGACTGAGCTCGAGGCGGAGCCCGGCGATGTTATCGACCGGCTCCGAAATGCGCCAAAGGCGGCAGGCGATGCTGTGAAGCAGGCGGAAGCTGCGGCCGAAGCGAAATTCCAGCGCCAGGTCACCAAGGCCAACAAGGAACGCGACGACGCTCGCGCAGCACTCGACCTGTCGAACAAGGCTCGCATTGACGGGGATATCGAGCGCTTCCTGTCTGACGAAATCGCGAAGAAGAAGGGCAACGCCGCGATCCTGCTCGCCAACATGAGGGGTCGCGTCAAAGGTGAGATTGGCGAAGACGGCAAGGTCAAGATCACGGTCCTGGCTGCCAACGGCGACGAACTCCTGTCCGATGCCGGTACGCCTGGTACGGTTGCCGACCTTGTCGAGAGCTATCGCCGCAATGAGACGTTCGGCATCGCCTTCGAAGCCGATGGCGGCGGCTCTGGCGCCGGTGGCGGCGGTACGAAGAAGCCCGGCAATGTGGGCAAGAACCCTTTCAAGAAGGCGACGTGGAACCTCACTGAGCAATCGAGACTGCGTGCGTCCAACCCGACGCTCGCCGATCAGCTCAAGCGCGAAGCTGCCAACGCCTAGCGCATCCAATCTGTTTCAAATGGTGAGGCCGCTTCGATCCAACCGAAGCGGCCTCACTCTTTTCGTGTCGACCTGCGTTGACGAAAACCGAAACACCGTAAGACGGGCTTCACTGAAGCTGCCGGGAAGCCTGGTCGCTCCAAGACACGGCGCGCGGGAAGCCCGAGCGCTCGAACCGCCGCCTGACGCGGCTCTTTGTGCGCCACACCCAGCGAGGAATTCCGCATGCCTGCCACTACCCAGCTTGCCGACCTGCAGTTCGGTCCAGAATACGTTAGCTACACCCAAGAGAAGGCGATCGAGCTCAACGCTTTCGTCCAGTCGGGCGTTGCGGAAGTCGATCCCCAGCTTGATAGCCTCGCGGGCGGTCAGGGCGGCACGTATGATCTGCCGTTCTACAAGGACCTGTCGAAAGCCGATCCCAACATTTCGAGCGATGACGACACCGTCATCGGCGCGCGGAAGAAGATCACCACGGGTATGCAGGCCGCTCGCCTGCACATGTACAACAACATTTGGTCGGCCTCCGATCTGTCGACGGCGCTCATTGCTGACGATCCGATGGACGCGATCGGCAGGCTGACGGCGGGATACTGGGCGACCTGGGGTCAGAAGATGGTCCTTCAGTCGGCGCTGGGCATCCTGGCCGACAACATCGCCAACGATGCCGGCGACATGCTCGTCAACATCGCCACGATCAACGACGCCAGCGGCGGCGCTGCCGCCCGTAAGCTTCAGGCCACGACGCTGATCGACGGCTTGCAAACTATGGGCGACGCAAAGAACGCGATCCGCGCGATTGGTGTTCACTCGGTCGTGCATGCCAGCCTGCAGAAGCAGGGTGTCCTGCAAGAGCACTTCGACGCCGAGACCAGCGAACTCCTGTTCGAGACGCTGATGGGCAAACGCCTGATCGTCGACGACGCCATGCCGGTTGGTCTGGAGAGCATCAACGACGGCGCTGGCGCCTCCAACAAGACCGTTTACACGTCGGTTCTGTTTGGCGCTGGCGCGTTCAAGCTGGGCAAGGGTGTCCCGAAGAAGCCGGTCGCCATTGATCGCGACGAGAAAGCCGGTAACGGCGGCGGCGTTGAAGATCTGATCGAGCGTAAACACGTCATCGTTCACCCGGTCGGCTACAAATGGACGAACTCGAGCGTCGCCGCCGTTCCTGGTGCGACCTCTGCCGAGCTGGCGACCGCGGCGAACTGGGATCGCGTGTTCAACCGCAAGAACATCCCGCTCGCCTTCATCAAGTCGCGCCTCAACTAGGCCCAGCTGCAATCCAACCCGGCGGGAGCAATCTCGCCGGGTTATCTCCTGGAAGGGACCACATGCCCGAAGTCGATATCGAAGAGCGCAAGCTTCAGTATCTCAACCGTTCTGCCAATGTGCAGTCGGATGACGAACAGAAGAAGCTCGACAAGGATTATGCCGATGTTCTTCGGCACATGTCAGGCGACAAGCCGGCCAGAGGGCCGGTCTTCCCCCCCTCTGGCGAGGCTATTCCGCTCACGATCGAAAACCTGATCGGCGCTTTCGGCGCGAAAGCCGTTGCGCAGGAAGCGCTTGATCAGCTGACCGAAGAGGAGCGCGACGAAATCTTCCCGGCGCTCGATCTGACGCAGACTGTCGACGATCGCACCGCATTCGATATCGTCAGCGAGACGCTTCCGAAGCTCACGCTCGACGAACTCAACCAGGTTCTTGACGCCCTCGGCCCCCTGATCGACAACGGCGGCGCAGAGCCCGACGCCGGCAATGGCGGCCCGCCGGTTACTGAGCTGGCTCCGGGCTTCCCGATCGCCTGGCGCGAACTGCAATGGAAAAAGAAGGTCGCTCTCGCCAACTCGCTAGGCGCTACTGTCGCCAATGCGACCGAGGCTGACGCCTTCCTGACCGAGCGCGAGACGAAACTCAAAGGCGCGTAATGGCGGACCTGGTCGTCGAGGATGGCAACGGGCTGGCAAACGCTGATGCGTATGCCAGCCGCGAAGCTGTTCTCGCCTACTGGACCGCAAGAGCGGACACGGTGTTCTCGGCCGCCGCAAGTGACGGCGTTCGCGACGCTGCAATCAGGCGCGCATCGCAGTTCATCGACATTCAATGGGGTGACCGCTTCAAGGGTGCGCGGAAGACCGAAACGCAGGCGCTCGAGTGGCCGCGCATTGGCGTCGAGACACGTGAGGGCTGGGAGGTGGCTGGCCTACCGCCTCAGATCGTTACCGCGACAGCTGAGCTCGCCAAGCTCGCCCTGTCTGGCCCGCTGGCGGGATCGGGCGCGTCCGCTACAGCACCCTCCAAATCCTCAATAGCATCGGTGCAGGCCGGATCGGTTGCCGTCACCTACACAACAGCGACAAAGACCGCCCTCGAGACGGATCACGCTGACAAGTTCTATCTGATCGAACGCATCCTTCGCCCAATCATGCGAGGCGGCACAGTCAATCGAGGGTCGAGCAGGTGACGGATAAGGTCGTCTCGCTCGAGCAGGAGCGCGCCAGGCGCAATCCCGATCCGCACACGTCCGGACCCATGAAGTGCGAACGCTGCGGCCACGAGGAGCCAGCCTGCGTCGCGCCCGTCGGGGTCAAGTGGTTCGAATGCGCAAAGTGCGGCTGCATGTCGTCGAAGCGCGCAGGGCCAGTGCTGCCGGCCGATGGCGTCATGCGCCAATCCTGCCCGAGCTGCAAAAGCCAAACCTTCGCTGTCCTGATCGACAGCTTAATGTGTGCCGACTGCGGAACGGTCGTCACCGACACGTGGAGCAAGGCCGGATGACCAAACGTGACAAAGCAACTGCCCTTCATGCGCTTGATGCGATGGGCCTGGCTCTGGCGATGAAGGGTCATCGTTGGACCAACACCGAGCGCCGTCTCTATGAGCGTGCGACCAAAGCGCTGAGCGCTTAAGCGAGGGCGACAATGTCGATCCTCGACGATCTGCCAGACCTGATCGCTGATGCTGTTGGCGAGCTTCTTTTCAAAGAGGCGACGCTCAAGGGCATTGGCGGCCGGGTATCGGATGGGCAGGGCGGAACCATACCGTCGATCAGCTCGCACGACTGCCTGGCGCTGATTGTCGACTACTCCGACTTCTCTCGCCTTGCGAATGGCATTCCCGCCAAGGATCGAAAAGCACTGATCCTGGCCGCGACTCTGGCTGTCATCCCAAAGCCCGACGACGTATTGGTAATAGACGCCAAAGGATGGGTGCTGGTTTCAATTTCGAGCGACCCGGCGAACGCCACTTATGAGGCGCAGTGCCGATCAGCGCCAATCCCGGCCTGACCGATGGCGAGATCAAAGGTTACGTTCAATATCAACCTCGCCCAGGATGTCGCGATGAAGGCGGCCGAGCGCGGCGTCAGGGCGGCGACACTCGAGGCGCAGCGGATCCTCCAGGTCGACGTGCTCTCCAGCGATCCAGCCAGGACGGGTCTCGAGTATTCGAGGGGCAAGACAGCTGTTCACCGCGCATCAGCGCCAGGCGAGGCCCCAGCGCCAGACACGGGGCAGCTTCGCGCTTCCGTACAGGTCGAGTTCGAGCGAAACGATACTGTCGCCGTCGGCAAGGTCGTCAGCAATCTCGATAAGGCGGCCAAGCTTGAACTCGGGACGGAGAAGATGGCGCCGCGGCCGTTCATGTCGCTGCTCCTGTCCGGCGTATACGCCGCGCGCATCAGGGCGGCTTTCGCCAACGGCGCTTTCAAGGGCAAGCGCTGACGGCTGGCGCGAAACCGAAACACCCTAAGACGGCGACAGCAATCGACAGGGTTCGGCGAATGACGCTCAACATCGCAGGAGGCGTACGGAAGCGACTTGTCGATGACGGGACGCTTACTGCTATGCTGGCGACTTATGCGTTTGAGGGCGGCAACGCACCCGCGATCTTTGTCGCTCCAGTTCCAGCCGACTTCGAAGTGGTCGAACTGCCATCCATTATTGTCGACGAGCCAATCGTCGACCCCGACACGAGCACTTACACCGAAGCCCGCCGCGATCCTTCGCTCAACGTCCGCATATACGCCAAGCACAACGGTTCGACGCTGGCTCTCAAGGCTGCGGCAGAGCGGGCGCGCACGCTCCTCAAACATTGGGACACCCAGAGCTTTTCGACGGGCAAGCTCGAGGGTTCGATAGTGAACGGCCCGACACCAGCGCCGACGGATGACCCTTCAATCGAAGGTCGGCTCCTTTCGGTTCAACTTCTGATCAGGGAATGACGCATGTCCGTCTCGCTTCCGAGTAACTTCTCCATCACCTACAAGAAGATCGGTGGCGGAACCCCCGTCGCGCACACCGCAATTCCGGGGGTTACCGATTTCGACCCCGGTCAACGCGCGGCCGACGACGTCGACGCCACCGACTATGACAGCCCGGACGACTCCGAAGAAACCGAGACCGGCGTCATCCGCTCTTCGCCGGGAACGCTGGTGATGAACTATGAACCCGGCAACGCGGTTCACGAGGATTTCCTCGCCAGCATCGGCAAGAAGATCGAGCTCATCGCCACGAACGTGACGCGCACCGAAACGATGACCGTCAACATCAAGGGAGCCGCTGCGCCGGTTGGCGTTCCAGGCACGCTGCGCAAGCTGACCGTGTCAATCAAACTGACCGGCACTATTGAGCGGGATGACGTAGCCTAATGGCGGACGAAGCCACCCCGTACAACCCGGCGACGTCGATCAGGGGAACCTCGATCGACGTCCGCTTCTCGTGGACCACTGTCGCCGCCATGCAGCGAGAGTATGGGAAGCTCGAGTGCTTCAAGACCATGGGCGCGATCCTTCAACAGCGCGACGTCGAAGGCATTGCAAAGCTGATTTCCTACGCGTCAGGCATGTCGTTCGAAAGCGTCATGGCGGCATGCCCTCCGCTCAATCCGTCTGTCGACGCGCTGCAGGATGCTTGGCTGACCTTCCTTTATGGGATCGAGAAGAAAGCTGCGGAGGATAAGGAGCTGTCGGACCCTCGGCAGAGCCAGTCGACGTCCTTCGTTCCGCGATTGCTGCGGCGCTTCATGCCGGCGTCGATCTGGCCGCCTTCTGGAAGCTCTCAGCCTTCGAAACTCAACTGATTATCGAAGGCTATCGCCAGCGAACCTACGACGCGCACGACCTAGCCATGAAGACCGCCTGGACAGCGGAGCAATTGAGCCGGGCCGACAAGCACAACGCACCGCGCTTTGAAGACCTGTTGGTTGAGCGAGACCGTCGCCTGTCGAGGGCTCCGGTTTCGAATGAAGAGATCGGACTGAAATTCTTCCGTTGGCTCGACTACGAGCGAAGGGCGATAGCGCAATGACCGGCCGCGTTAACATTGGCGGCGTCGATATCGACGTCAGGGCGGACGGCAGTCTTCTGGTTGCCGACTTCCGCAGGATGGAAGACCAGGCAAATCGCTTCGCCGATCGTGCGGCTGGCAACGTTAAAAAGCTCAAGACCGATGGCTTTGACCCACTCGGTCGAGCTGTTGGTGATGTGCGGGTTCAGCTTATCGCGCTCGCCTCCATTGGCGCGCTTGCTGGACTGACGGCGCAGGCGGTAAAGGCGGCCGATGCTTTTAGCGGCATGCGCTCGCGTCTAAGCCTTGTCGTGGGCGAGGGCGAAAGCCTTCTGCAGGTCGAAGAGAAGCTGGCGCAGCTGGCTCTCAAGAACCGCGCCGATCTCAACGCGACAGTGTCGCTCTACACGCGTTTGCGCACTTCACGGAAAGACCTCGACGACGCCACGACGACACAGATCCTCGACGCCTGGTCGAAGACCCTGGTTATCTCTGGAGCCAACGCCACCGAGGCGGCTTCTGCCACGCTTCAGTTTGCCCAAGCCATGGGTTCGGGCAAGTTGCAGGGCGCCGAACTGACAGCCGTGCTCGAGAACAACTCCCGGGCGTCGTCGCTGATCGCCGAGAAAATGGGCGTGTCGATCGGCGCGCTGAAGAAGCTTGGGGAAGAGGGCAAGCTCACAACCGAAGTGCTGGTCGATATCTTCGCCAACGCCGGCGCGCTGGACGCCGAGTTTGCAAAGATCAGCCTGACCGTTGGCGCGGCTGGAACGAACTTCGAAACCGCCTTTACCCGTGTCGTCGGTCTGCTCGATCAATCGACCGGGGCGTCGAAGATGCTGGCCGGGTGGATCGACACCATGGCTCAATCGCTGATCGCCTTCGGCGTGTCGCTGAGTGGTCCGATCGCCGAAGCCGAAGCTGCGCTGAAGAACCTTGCAACCGCCCAAAACGCAGTGGTGGCTGACACCGAGTCTTTGGCGACGCTGCACGACAAACTTGCTGAAGCGATCAAGACGCAGGGCACGGCCGCGCAGGATGCGGCTCGCCTCGAGATCGACGCGGTCAACCAGCGCATCAAGGCCAACAAGGAGCTGATCGGGGTCTATCGCGCACAGGCGACCGCTAAGCTTGCGCAGGCTGAGGGTGAGCTGCAGGCGAAGAAGCGAACCAATGGTGGCGGGCTCTATGACGGCGGCGACCCATCATCCCTCGACTATTTGCTTCTCGACGTTCCGCTGAACGAGAAACGCGACACACTGTTCTCGACTTTCGGCTACCCCGCTCAGCAGATCGGCAAACAGGGCGAGATCGACAAACGGTTCGGCAATCGAGACGCACGCCTCGCCGCGGCAACGGCCCAGATCAATCGAGACATTGACGCCAATCGACCACTGTCAGCCGGACAGCAGGCGCTAGCCAAGTTCAATGGCGAGATTGCCGACGTCCAAGCTAGGCTTGCTACTGCGAAGCTCGAGCTCAAAGCGCTCAACGAGGCGGTCGCCGCCGGCAGTGCTTACACAGCGCCAGGAACGAAGCCCGCCCCGAAAACGGGTGGCGGCGGCGTAACAGAAAAAGCCAAGGAACTCGCGGGCTACCTGTCCGACATTGAACGCCTCGAAAAGAGCATCGCTGACATTCGGGAAGCGTCGGATGCTGGCGCAGTTGGCGGATCACGCGCAGTAGTTGCAGCGCTGCTCGAGTATTACGGCGCTGCCCAAGACGTCTACGATGTGCTCGAGCGAATTCAGAAACTCAACGCTGACGGCATCCTGACCGATGCAGATGCGACGGTCGCGCGCGATCTGATCCTCGCTGAGGATTTCAAGAACAACACGCCCGAACTCGACATGGGCGACGATCTCGGCCCGAATGGCGAGACGGGATACGATGAAGACCCGATTGCATCTAAAAGCGATGACCCGACCCGTTGGGATGGCTTTCGCGAGAGCGTGCGCCAAGCCGTTTCCTACGGCCTGCAAGAAGGCATTCTTACGGGGGACTGGGGCGACAGCTTCCGGGATATTCTCGCCAATGCCACGAGCGATGCATTCTCGCGCGCCGTCGACACGCTGACTGACCTTCTGTTCGAGCTCCTGTCTGGCGTCGACTGGGGGTCACTCATTGGCGGCGGATCGGGCGGGGGAGTTGGTGATTTCTTCTCGTCCATCTTCGGAGCGAAGACAGCGAAGGCAGGCGGCGGCATGGTCCGTGCCGGTCAACCTCTCATGGTGGGGGAGCTGGGCCCCGAGCCGTTTATTCCATCGGTCGACGGTTTCATCATGCCCAACCGCGTCGGCGCGACCTTGCAGGGCGGGGGCAATGGACGCGCGTCAATCACCGTCGGCGGCGCACAGGTCGTGATCAACGGCAATCTCGACGGCGTCACCATGGGACAGCTGGAAAACACGCTGAACAACTTCGCCAAGACGTTGCCGGCCGCGATCGACGCGCGGGTCATCAACCGTGGGATCAAGGGCGCTTACTGATGAGCCAGGGCGAATTCATTCTTTCGAACTACCTCAAGGAATTGACCTGGTCCCCGCCGGAAGAGCGGCAGAGCGATGCGGACCAGCGTGGCGGGAGCGGCCAGGTCATTACGTTCGGCCGTCCGTACTGGCGCATCCGCTTTATCTACGACAACCAGAATGACGCCGCCTATCGCGCCCAGACTGCGTGGCTGGCGCGCAGGAAGGGTTCGCGCGTCACCTTCACCGCGAACCGCCCCGGCATGAGGAAGCCCCTCCTGGCCCCGGGAATGACCAATGAGGGACTGTCCGTAGTGGCGGTCAACATCGCGGCCGGGACGGTGACGATCGGCGGCCTTGGAACGAACCCGATCTCGGCCGGCGACATGCTGAGCTACTACACGGCGAACTCTGGATACTGGGTCGGCCAGGCATTGGCTGATGCAGCCCCTGTCACTGGACAGGCTGTAATCTCTGTACATCCGCCGCCGCAGACCCCTCACGCGTCGACGCCGGTTCCCCGCCTGGTCGATGCCATCGGGGAATTCAAGCTTGTTGGCCGTATCCAAAACACTGAACGACACACGCGGCGCGCGAGCGTCAGCTTTGAAGCCGTTCAGGTCGTCAGATAGGGCAAATGCCACTTCCGCTATCGACAGAGGCTCGCAATGCGATCCAGGCCCGCGAAGTTGCGTTGGCTTGGTTCCTCGAGCTGTACTGCGATGAATACACGCTGCGCGGATGGGATCAGTTCGAAACCATTGCCTATGACGGCCAAACCTTTGAGCCGATCGGCAGCAAGTGGGAGATCGCCGGGGACATCAGGGCGGGCGCTGGCCTGGTCGCTGAAAGCCTGACGCTCTCATTCGACGGCGGCGACCAATACGACGACACGACCTTTCTCGGACGTTTGCTCGACAGTTCCGGTTGGCA